AAGCCGCTGGTTTGTCCAGTCAGCTACGTCAAGCTTCTTCCGGTTTAGAATCAGAAGCTCTTCAGAGAGGTCTGGGCTTGAGCCAGTTAGGATTAGCCGGTAGTCAAGCAGGGGCAGGTTTAGAGGCACAAAGACTACAGCAGTTGTTGGGCTTACAACAGGCAGACATAGGAGCTGCTGGAGCACAACAGGCTTTACAACAGGGTCAGTTAGGTCTTGCTGGGGGTATGTTTGACTTATCCAGAACAGCCGCTGGCTTACCTTCACAGCTACAGGCAGGAGACATTGCTAACTTACAGGCTCTGATGCAAACTGGTTATGCACCTGAAGCACAACTGATGAATCAGCTACAGGTAGGTACTAACATAGCGTCCCTTGCTGACACAGCACGTAGACAAGCCGCTATGGAGAAAGCAGAGTCGGCTGCTTCTGGACTTGAGGCTAACTTAGAGGCTCAGAAACTGAGGGCTGGTTTGTTAGGACAAGCCTTAGGTTCTGCCGGTCAAGTTATCGGTGGTGGTGTAGGCGGCGGTGGTTTGTTTAGTTCTTTGATAGGAGCCGCACAGAAGGAAGGTGGTGGTTTAAATGATTTACCTGAATTTATTAAAAAATTACTGGGGATAGGTTAAAATGGCTAAATTTTCACAAGGATTTTTAAGAGGTATTTCTGATTTTGGTCGGATGGACCCCAATGAACCCAGAAGACGCTTAGCTGAAGCAGCTCCTCAGTACCAGCAAATGGGAACTACAGACCCATTGGCTCGTAGAGTAGGTAGTTTGTTTGGTAACTTAGGGGTAGACACAAGTTACATGCAGACAGCCCCTGAACGTATAGCTGCTGAGTCTAAAGATTTAGATATGTCTAAACCAGTAGATTCTGCAAAAGCAATGCTAATCAGGGCGCAGTACATACAAGACCCTCAAATACAATCTGCAATGATTATGAGGGCTCAAGAAATTATGCGAGCTGACCAACAAAGAGTTTTAGCGGCAGAAAAACAAGCTGCTAACGCTGCGCTACAGCTAGAAGTTAGACAAAGCCTTATACAAAGAGCTGAAGAGTTAGGTCTTACTGGTGTAGCTAAAACACTGTCCGCTGGTGGTGACATAGAAGAGCCTCAAAAAACTATTGTAGAGTTTGAAAAAGAAAAACAAAAATCAAAGTCAGTAGATCAGGGTTTAGAGGGCTATAGAAATATTGTAGCTGAGCAATATGATATTCCAAAAGAAGATCTTTTAGGGCTTAGCGAAGAACAGATAAATAAAGTAACTGAAGGTAAATATGCTACTCCTCAAGCTTATTTAACTAAAGATGGTAAAGTAAGGATGTTAAAAACTTTAGATAAGTCGGGTAAAGTTTGGGCGGCTGACCTCAATAAATATGTAAATCCCAGCGAACTAGAACTTGCTCCTGCTGCCCAAGTGTCTAAAGTGATCCAATCAATAGACAGCAGCATGAATAAAAAAGTTTTTGGAGAAGAGTTTTCTAAATTATGGGCATCAGACTACAAAACAGCTCTTTCTGAAGCAGAAGATGCTTCTTTAAATTTTCAAAAAAACTTGGAAACTGATGAGCTTGTAGATAGAATGTTTACTGGAGCTTTAGCAGACGTTAAACTCTCAATTGGTAGACTTGCTGAAGATCTTGGAATTGGAGGTGAAAACCTTACAGAAAAAGTTTCAAACACTCAAGATTATTTTTCTAGAAGAGGTCAGGCTGTTCTGGACAACATTAAAGCTCTTGGTTCGGGAAGTTCAGTGTCAAATACCGACAGAGAATACATGAAGACTATTGCCGGTCAAGACATTACATTAACCAAAGAAACTATAAAAAGAATTTTAAGAATAGAACGCCAAGTTTTATCAGAAACAGTTAACGCGTCTAATAATTTAACTAATCAAGCAATTAATCTTGGTTTTATAGACAAAGATCAAGCGGATATTTTTATTAAACCGCCTTTAACTTTGTCTTCAGAGGATTCAGGGCTGTCAGCAGATTCTAGTTTAAGAAGTTTATTTAAAGATGCAGGTATTGAATATGATAGATAGAGAACAAGTCATTGAAGAAGCTGTTCGTTTAAAAAAAGACGGAAGAACTGAGGACGCTAAAAAACTTTTAGTGGAATATGATAAAAGGTCAAAACAACCATCTTTTACAGAGGAAGACCCTGAAACTGTCTATGATTTGTTACCTGTAGCAGGTGAAATAGGAGCCGCTATTCCTGCTTCCATTGCTGGAGCAAAATCAGGTGCGGCTGCGGGTGCTTTTGCTGGGCCAATTGGAGCTGCTGTTGGAGGTTTTGTAGGTGGAGTAGGAGCTGGAGCGTTAGCGGCAGGAATGGGAAGATTTGCAGGAGAGTCAGCGGAAGATTACTTTGAAGGGCGTGTTATTGATGCAAAAAAAGCACTGGAAAAAGCAACAGAAGCTGCCACACAAGAAGCTATATGGTCTAGTATTTTTGGGGTAGGTTTTCCAGTAGCATCAAAAGTGATTGGAAAAGGAAAACAACTTTTTTCTGGTAGATATAGTCCTGATGAGGCTATAGAAACCGTTGCTGAGTTACAAGAAAAATTGAAAGACTACGGAGCTACTTTGATGCCTACTATGGTAGCAGGTGGCAAAAAGAATGAGTTTTTATTTGATGTGGCTAAGGTTTCTCTAGTAACTAAAAATACTGTTGATGAGGTATTTAAAAACTATGAAAAATACATGGGTGCTCAAACAGAACAGTTAGTGTCTTCTTTTAAAGCAGGAACTCCAAGACAACACGGAGAAAATCTACTTAGTTTAAGACAAGCTACCGATGATGCTCTTCAAGAAATAGTAAGTCCTTTTTATAAAGCTATATCACAAGAAGGTAAGAGGATTCCTGTTGATATAACAGGGGTAGTTAAGGAACAAATTAAAGATATTAAAACGAGACATAGAGGTAAACCTACAAAAGACCCACAGACAGGTAAGTCAGTTTTTCAATTTAACTGGCCCGATACGGCATCAAAAAATGCATATACGTATTTAACTAACATTCCTGAAAAACTATCGTTTCAAGAAGCTCATACCAATCTTTCTGTTGTTAAAAAAAGACTGTTTGAGCTAAAAACAAGTGATAAAAAATCTAGTGCGGCTGTTAGAATATATGAAGACACTATTAAAATTCTTGAGACTCAGATGGATGAAGCTGCTGAGTCTTTAAGTCCTGCTATCAAGCAGAAATACGACGAAGTGTCTAAAACGTATAGGAATGGTAGGAGAGTTATAGACGAAACTTATATAAAAAAAGCAATAGATACTTTAGATCCCGCAATCATAGGTGGTATGTTAACACAGGATGGTTTATCTGTAGGTATACAACAGGTCAAAGATCTTAAAAAACTTGCAAAAGAGTACGAACAGCGATTACCTAAAGACTCTCCAGCAGCTCAAGCATTAGGAGTGCAAGAGGATGTTATTGAAGGAGTTCGTAGAGGTTATTTAGAGTCTTTGTTTAAACTAGAAGGTCAAGGAGGCACAGCTTCTTTGAGAAAAGTACAGGAAAAACTAAAAGACCCTAAATTTGCTTTAACTTTTAACGAACTGTTTAAAGAAACCCCAGCAGTTCGTAAAAAAATAGACAAAATGGTAGAGGAGTTAGCTATCTTAGAAAGAGCTTCAGGAAGTGAGGCTGCTTTTTCTTTGTCTCTTAGGGCTCAGGAACTAGGAGCGGTAAGAGGGGCAGTAAGAAACCCTACTGAAGTTTTCCAACAAATAATAAACTTTGTTCCTGCTTTGATGGCTAAAAAAGCAATTTCTGCTAAAAATGTGGATCAGCAAATAGAGCTTATAAGGGCAGCAACAGCGGCCCAGAAAAAAGGAATACAGCTTCCAAAAGCATATTGGAACTCTTGGGCTAAATTAGTACCAAAAGGTACTGTAATAGGCACTACTGTTTCTGGTGCTCAAACAGGTCTAACAGAGTTTTTAGGAACTGAGTAAACAAAAGGGGGCACAAGGCCCCCTAAGTTTATATCTCGCAGACTCCAGCTACACAAGCCAACGTCTGAGTACCTTCGGTATTATCATCCTTCTCTTCAATGTCCCACTCAAACTCTTTGGGCATATCCTTGAGTAACTTCTGGTACGTCTTCTTGTCTATCTTCTGGTAAGGCGCTTGCTTGTACACATGCTCTGCTTCCGGTAGGAAACTGATACCACTAACGCTGTCAAAGTTTTCCCAGATCCACTGACAGACAGCATAGAAGTTATCGTCATTGTAGTAACAAGTCATAGAGGGCTTATGCTCACACCAGCTATCTTGATAGACCTTCCACAGCTTTAACTGTTCCATAGCTCCCATGCTTTCTACTGTCACAGCCTTCTCAGGAGCCTTCTGAGGGAAGCTGAACACCCAGTTAGATACGTTCATTACGTCCTCTTCATGGGGGAACCCTGCATCAATCATGGCTGTAGCAAGAGGATCTTTCTTGTCCGCTCGTACAGTCCTAACGTAGTAGTCACTGAATCGGGGGTGAATACCGCTGGCACTGTCAGTCAACTGTGAGACAGTACCGGAGGGCTTGACGCAAGTAATAGCAGCGGACTGGTTAATACCTAACTTGTTAGCCCACTCTTTGTTAGTCTCCACCGCAATGTCTCTAAGAGTCCTCAGGAGCTTACCTGTAGCCTCTTCACCTGTAGACCCATTGGTCAGCTTACAGTCCATAATGCCCGTCATGGAGACACCCAGCAACGCTTCTTCCTCTGTGTTCTTCTTCCAAATGTTACGCAGGTAACGGAAGTCAGTAAGAGTAGCCTGTAGAGTCCCTAAGATAGTCGCTATGCGTACCTTCTCTTTGAGTGTCTGTGCTGTGTCGTCTTCCCGTACAATAACTTCAGACAGGTTACAGAACTGATAGGGACGTAGGATAATCTCAGAGCAGGGGTTAGTCCCAAACTTGTGTGTAGCGTCTCTGCGTTCGTTACGTGCTGCTACTTTCTGTGCTGCAATACGACTGAAGATACCCCGCTCACCGGACTTAGAGTCATACAGACGCTTCATCTCAGAAGAGTACGTATCAAAGTCAGGCTTCTCAGAGTATACGGCACTGTTGTTTGCTAAGGCTCGCTGACCGTTGCCTAAGTACCACTCACCGTTCTTAGCGTTAGCCATACGATTATCAGTAACATTACTCAAAGAAATTAGAGCTGACCTACGGACACCGCCTACAACAACAATGTCTGCAATCTTACACACTAAGTCATGACACTCCAGTGAAGTTAGCTTACGTCCTGCTGCCCCTTTGAACATATCCACAGAGAAGTTAAACAAGTCAGCCAAAGGCTGTGGCCCACTGGCTCTACCTCCGAATGTCTTCAGTCTAGCCCCTGCTGGCCTTACCTTAGTCAAGTCACATTTAGGAACCTTACCTGCGTAGAGAAGGCTTATAAGCTCTCTGAAGGCACTTGCCCAGCCTACCTTACTGTCAGATACAACAACGGTGGACTCAGTGTCATGGAAGCTGTCGGCAACAACTGGCAGTTGATTCACATAGTCTCGCTCTACGCTGAATCCTACCCCTGTACCGTTGAGCAGGATGTACATAAGCTCGTCAAAGGATCTGGGGCTATCTATGGGTAGGTAAGAACAATTGAAGGCTGCTACATTGTCTCGCTTCAATGCCGTACCTGCGGTCATCACACAGCGCATGGAGGGCATAACCTTCTGGCTGCTAATGGCGTTGTAGAGTTCTTCAGCCTCTGTGTCAGTGATCTGCTCACGCTCAGTAAAGAAAGAGACATAACGGTTTACTGTCTCCTCCCAGTCTTCTCTGCGTTGCTCTTCATCTAAGTAACGTGCGTATCTACTTTTGTGTATGTATTCTTGATATTGATCCATTATGCCCCCCGCTGTTTGCTGTAGTATTTTTTTCTGTCTGCGTAGTAAGTTTTTAGTTCTACTTCTTTGTGCTTATCTTCCCAGACGTTAGTAGGACTTCTTTCGTCTTCAAGCATTTTCTTATAGTATTCGTCCAGATTGTCGTTTAAAATAGCTTCTCTTAAAGTTGCTTGGGTATAATGTGCCCAGTCTAAAACACCGACTGGTCTAAATCTTGTTTTAGTCCTAGCAAAAACATAGTCACTAAATAACGTATAGGAGTTTTTTTCTTCCCACAAGCAGTTTTTTTCAGGGTCTATTTCTTTTACTTGTTCTAAGGCTTTAAGCAACTTCATGTGACCTAGCGGTCTTTTTTTATTGGAAAAAACAGGTCTGCTTCTAAAAGACTTATTCATCAGAGTTCGTACTCCCCTCCAGTTATTAGCGATAGTTTTAATTGATCCAGCAAGAAGTACAATTCCAATGTGTCCATATTGGTAGAGATAACAATGTACTCATCTGATTTAGCGATGCAGAAAGCGTCCCTGTAGTCCTCTAAGTTTTCTTTCTGAGTTAAAGTTTCAAAGACAACGGGCACAGGGACTTTATCTGTACTTGTCTTTTCACCAAAGTTTCCTTCAATTACTTTCATTCTACCCCTGCCTGTTCTTCAACCATTTTGTTTAAGTACCACTGAGCCTTCTGCAAGTCTTGTAAGCCATTCTTGTAGCGCCAACGGTGTAGGTACTTTAGCACATTACCTTCACAGTAGTCAACGATACCTTCTCCTAACTGCTGCTTAATGTAGTCAATGGCCTCCATGCCCCCTTGATTGTAATGCGGAGGTTTGTTCACTAAAATTGAATCCCATTCCTCTTTAGTCGCTAAGTCAATAGACATCTTCGTCCTCCTCTTCAATCGCCAACTCCTCAAAAACTTCAAGTTTATTTATTACTCTGTTTTCAAAGGCATCTAAGATGTCCTCTGCGCTTATGTCTAAGACTTCACAAAGCAGGTCTACGTCGTACTCCTGTAGGATACGTTCTCTAAGCTCGTCAATTAGCATTGGCATAGTCAATCAACTCTTGTGTAGTAGCGATGGTATAGTGCTTGAATCCTTCTTTATCACACCATTTACCCATTGTCATCTTAGCTCCTTTCCTCACTTTCTTGTTTGGGTCTGACAGGACAAAGACCAACTCTTGATCCTCCTCCAGACAGTCCCGTATTGATTTATATTTAAGTGTGTCACCTTCTCTGAAGAACCCCTTACACTCAACCAACAACCAGTCTTTGTACACAAAGTCAGGTTTGTAGTTCCTGTGGGTTACGTAGGGTACGTCATACGGCTCATACTTCATGAACTTTCTCGGTAATGTCTCAGCGAACTTCTTCTCAAGCCCTGACCTGTACATACCGTACCTTGTCTTTTTAGAAGCCATCCGGTATCTCCGATACAAAGGGTTCTCTAACAACCTTTGTCAGATACTTAGGCCCATTTGCATAGATAAAAGTACGTAAATCTGGGTAGCACTTGTCTCTGAATTGACAGTAAGAACAACCAGTGGCAAGCTTCCTGTTTCCAGACTTACCGTCCGGTACATCTTCGTAGCAATACTCTTTAGGTTCAACACGCTTAACCATCTTCTTAACGTGCTTGACTCGCTCAACGATATCACTTTTCAAGTGTTCATGCATTGGGTCAGACTCATCGTCTAAGTCATGCTCACAGAATGTCAAGTGACCGTTGGCTTTATCCATAGCCAGCCATGCTATCTTACGCTCACCCTCTGAGTGTGCATAGGCTTTGATCTGGTCTACGTATCCAAAAGCATCGTCCTCAGGTACTCTACGATCCTTAAACTTCTTGAAGGCAAAGGTGCTTGCGGACTTAACGTCCGTCACTACACCGTCTATCTTGCAGTCCATGTGACCTACAACTCCCTCAACCTCACACCGTTTCTGTTCGCAGGTGACTTCATGCCCAGAGGCTCTGGCAAGGAATAAGACCAACTCCTCTATGACATGCCCGTACAGGAACTTTACTAAGGTGTGAGGCTGCAATTCCTCACCTTCAGTACCGTGATACTGATTCCACAGATACCTGTCAGTCCTGCCTATGCTGGATAGGCGTAGCCTTCTGGTATCCTTAGGTCTGTCCTTCTTGAACTCAATCTTCATTAGCTCTTTGATTGACTCGCCCAGCTTATCTATCTCTTTGTCTATGTCTACCCCTTCAGCAGCCTC